ACGAAGCGCGCAACCGTCAGGACCTCCTGTTTGCTTTGTTTCAGGGCAATGAGGCTTTCGCCTGCAAGGGTAATACTGGCACCCATGGGGATTCCTTTAGCGAGTGACCAGGGTCATGTGGTCGTGGTTGAATTCGAAGCTGGCCAACTGCAGACCGATCGTGTGGAAGTCGTCGAAGCGGGCGGTCAGCGTGGCGTGGTCGAGGCCGAATTCAGCAGCGGCCAGCTCGAGGCTAAGTTCTGTGGTGCCCACCAGCTCGTAACGGCGGCAGGTGCGCCCGTACTGGTGGACGATGATGTCGATCAGCGTGGGGTTGTTCGAAAGCTGCTCGTCAGAGAAATACAGCTGGACGATGTCCCAATCCCGGTCGGGCTGACGTTCCTTGATCTTCACGTCACCCACGCCCAAGCGCTGCAGGATCCGGCGAAAGCCCGCCACGGATCCGGCGTCGACCGCGTTCACAAAGGCGTACTTCACTCGCAGCCGGTACAGGCTTTCGGGCTCGCCGTTGTACCGGCTGATATCCCGCTGCCAGGCGAGCAGATCGAGTACCGACAGGTGGCACGTTTCTGGGTCCATCTGCAGCAATGGCCAGCGCATCCAGCCTTCGACCGATTCCCACCAGACCTGGGCGCTCGCCTTGAGCTTGGTGGCCTCTTCACCATCGAGCCAGAACGGCAATTCCAGTTTGATCATGCGTACACCACTTCCAGGCTTTTCAGCCGGGGGATGTCCAGCGCCGAAAGGATGTCGTCGTTAAAGAATTTCAGCGATTCGATGCCAGGGAACTGCTCATGCAGCTCCTCAGTCAGGCGGCTGAACGAAAAGCGCGACTGTGGCCAGGTCAGCGTCGGCGCGTAGTCACTGCCGGTGCTCTCCCGGAAAGCGGCCCGAACGAACCAGGCAATATTCGCTTTTAGGTCAGCCAGGCCCTGTTCGGTTTGGTTGGATTTGGGCCAGACCTTGAGCTCGACGCTGTGGAAGGTCTCAGGCATGACCATGACCAGCAAATCGTCGCCGTGCCCGTGATTGCCCTCGTCCATGATTCGGGTGTTGATTTGAACCAGATAACTGTCAGCCGGGACATCAGCCTGGAACAGCACGTAGGCATTGGCACTGCCGGGGCCGCGTGGAGCTCCATGCTCGAAATACACGCCATTGGCCGATACGCCCGGGAACGCGGCGATCAGTGCGCGGTACACCGCGTCGGTGTGCCACTGGTTCACCGCGCTGAACTGGTTGCGGGTGCGCAGGCGCAGATCCTCGTCCAGCTCGGCGTCCGACCCGGGGCTGGCCAGCCAGCCGTCGAGGTTCACCACCTGGACAACGCCCGGTACCGGTACGGGCAAAACAGCGTAATAACCCGGGGCGAGATTGAAACCGCTGCCCGCCTGGGTCGCCATGGCCGGGACCATCACCTGTGACTGGCCCTCGGCAAAGCTGGCAAGCGCCGTAGTCACCAGCTCGTACACGTTGCCGTTGATGGCAGGCGACTGCACACGGGTGCCGAGCGGGATCTCGAACGACCCCACTGTCGTGGCGCGACTGAACAACAGTGTGCCGATCGCCTTGGTTGGGGCTTTGCGCTCGACGTTCACCGCCCAGGCCAGCATGTCCAACCAGGTGCCGGTGGCCGTCTTCACAAAGAAGTTGGGCAACACGGTGTCGCTGACAAAGGTCAGAATCCAAAGCACCGGCTTGGTGACCAGCGCGGTGATCACCCGCCAGAACGGCGAATACGCGCTGGTGTTGGCCAGCTTGCTGCCCTGGGCGGTTACTTCGGCTTCCCACGCTGCTTTGAGCGCCGCTTCGGTAGTCGGAATGCAGGAATCAGCCAGCGCCTGTTTGAAGTCGACAGTCACAGACTCACCTCCATGTTGCCGAACTGCAGCGTGGTGGCCGTCACCAGGTACTGCCCTGCAGATAACTCGGTGATCTTCGCGGTACCGGGCACCAGCCGAACGTCGTTTTCCACCAGCAGTTCCAGCTGCTGGATGCAGTCGCGCTGTTTAAGGCGGTTGCGCTCAGCCACCAGCGTCACTAGCAGGCCGCTCTCGCGGATCATGTGACCGATGTCCTGCGCAATGCAGGCGCGATCCTCAACTGGCAGCGGCTGACGCGACAGATCCAGCGCCAGGTCGTTTTCGGTGATCAGCAGATCGATGTACTCACTCATCCGCTCACCGCCATGCTCATCATGTTTTCGATTTCGAGCGGTGTGATTGGCTTGTCAGTCCGAATGGTCATGTTCTCCACATGCGTGCCCTTGTTCTGGGTCTGGCTGTTGGTGGTGTTCTGGATCGAGCGCAGCAACCCGCCCTGCGGCACGGCGGTCGGGCGTGTCGGGGAAATACTCGCGGTGGTGACGGCCATCTTCTGGCGTGCCTGGTCGGCCTGTTCGGTCGGCGCCGGTGCCATGACCAGCGGAGGAACCGCCGCCAAAGTTGGGCGGATACCCACCGGCAGCTGGGCCACCTGCAGGGCTCGGTCCACAGCAGGCGTGCTCGGGACTGGGGCTTGAGTACCAGGTGCAGTCGATGCGACCGGGATCTGCGCTTCCACGCCCGGAATTTCCGGCACTTTGGGCATATCGCCAAAGGTCGTATCGATGTTCACGCCGGGGATCTTGTTCAGCAGCTGGATCAGACCCTTGAGCGCGCTGCCGATCAGGGCGAACGGCGACACGTTGGTCAGACCCCAGATAAAGGCGTCCCACACCGTGTTGGCCGAGGTGGTCACACCCACCATCTGCGACAGCCAGTCGACCACCTGCACACCAAACGCCGCGACCTGCTGCAGGCCGACCCACAGCACGTTGAGCACTGCGCCAAACACCCGGAGCAGCAGCACGACCGGGGTCAGCATGGCAACGATTGCCTGGAACCAGGCCGTGTCGCCAAACGAAGCCTTCAAGCGGTCCCAGTAATAAATTCCCAGACCCACGCCGATCACCAGGGCGGCGATCGCAATCACGATCAACGTGATCGGGCTGGCCAGCATCGACAGCATGCCGATCACGCTACCGATCACCGTCAGCGCCCCGATCGCCACCACCAGTGCCAGAATGCCAAGGGTGACCATGGCGATCATGCGCGTCAGGTTCGGGAACAGCTGGGTCCAGCGGGTCAGCGTGCTGGCGATACCGGTCAGCTTCTCCATCAGCGGGGCGAGCATCGGAATCAGCGACTGGCCGAATACGATACGCAGGGCCTGAACGGCTGCGCCGAACTGTTGCCACGGGTCTACCATGGCCTTAGCCATTTTCTGAGCGTTCTCCAGTCCGCGGACTTTGCCCAACTGCTCGAGGCCGTTTTTGAAGCGGTCGGTATCCTTGGCCAGGGCAGTGATCACCCGTGCCCCTTCCCCACCGAAAGCCTCGGTCAGCTTGGTGCCAGCCGCCGCGCTGTTCAGGTCGCCAAACTTGCCCTGCAGCTTGGCCAGAATGTCTGCCATGGGCAGCAATTGGTCGTTCTGGTCGGTGAATTTAATCTTGAGCTTTTCGGACGCGGCGCCGATGTTCTCGAAGAAGGATTTGTACAGACCGCCCGCGTCACCACCTTCCATGGTGCTGCTCAGGGTGCCTATCACCGCGAACTGCTCAGCGATATCGACACCGGCGGTGGTTGCAATCTGACCCACTTCCTTGAAGGCGTCCTTGAGCTGCGCGCCGTTCGTGCGGAACAACTGCGCCGCCAGAGCCGTCTGCCCGCCCAACATCTCAACCCACTTGCTTTTGCCCATCTGGTCAGCGGACGTCTTGAACAAGTTGTACATGGTGCCAACGTAAGCACCCATGGTGTCAGCATCAGACTTGGTGGCCTTGGCCAACAGGTTGCTGGTATTGGTGAACGTAGCAAGCTGATCGCCAGTCAGACCCTTGATTGCGCCGGAGATGCTGTACGCAGAGGCCACAAAGTCACGTGCGTTCTCTCCGTATGCCACGGAAAACAACAGCGATTTACGGTTCAGGGCGGTCAATGCATCTTCTGCCACTCCAAGCGAACGGACGTCGCCCAGGGCGCGGTTCATTTCAAGCGCAGGTTCCAGTGATTCGGAGATGGCCACGCCCGCCCCCACCATGCCAGCCAGGCCTGTGCCCATCTTCATGATGTTCTGCTGGCCTTGAGTGGCCAGGTCGGTGAACTTGGTTTTCACCTTGCCCAGGGGGCCGCTGACTTTGTCGGTCAGACTGAGGATGAATGCCAAGCGGGCGCTGCGGTCAGCCATGGGGTTTATCCGTTCAGCGCATAGGCGATCCCGTTTGCAACGGCGATCTCCATGCGTCTCCAGTGTTCTTCCTCAAGCCACTTGGCCAACCCCATGTTTTCGATCGTGGGTTCGGTACCAGGTAGCCAGCGGGTCGTCATGGCCAGCAGCTGGCCAAGTCCGTCCTCGGTCAGTCGCTCAGCGTGCTCGAGGGCTTTTTTACGATGATGTCGATGTCCGGCGAGTACTCTTCAAGCAGTGCGCTGGCCAGCTCCATCACGGTTGATGGGTTTTCCAGAAATGGCTTGAGGCTCGCTTTCTCGAGCTGGTCGACGGTGGTCATCAACAGGTTGCGCGACGGCGCGACTTTGTTGCTGTTCGTCATGCTGTTGAAGTACTTGGTCACGTCCTGGGGGGTCATGCGGAAGGTGAATTCCTTGTCAGCAAATTCCAGGGTGATGTCGCGGTTTACTTCGCTCATGGGTTGTATCCGTAGGGTTGGGGTGTGAAAAATGGGGTTAGAGTTTCGCGGGCGATCGCTGAACCACGTCACGCATGTGATCCTGCAGGCCAAGCACCATCTGCCGGGTTAGGGCGAGCTGGTCGACGAGGGTGAAATAATCCGGTCGAGAGTCTGCTGCGAGTTCGGCGGATCCAGCATCAGCCACGCTGGCGGTGCTGGAGGCGGCGGGCATTGCGGTGGCGATTGGGCAACTGGCTTTGATGAGCAGCCGCTTATCGCGAGCAGCAACATCACGCTGCAGAGCTTTGTTGTGATCGAGCACATTTTTCAGCTCCAGGGTGTGTTTCAGGTCGTTGGTGTCGCGGGCGGCAAGCAACTCGCCGGAGACCCGCGCTGCCTCCAGCAGACCGTTGCGCTCAGTGGTGACCGTGCCCAGATCGAGCACAGCGGCATCACGCTCGCCCCGTGCGGCGTCACGCTGGTCTGCGACGTGGTCGAAAAGGATGTACGCCATCAAGCTGGCCAGTAGCAGGAAGAGGGCAAGGCGCGGCAGTGAAATGGTCATTTAAGGCAAAGCTCCATTTCAGCGATCCGGCGGTTGTGCAGCCCCTGAACGAACTGTTTGCGACCGTTGCGCAAAGTCACGTAGGACCAGACCGGCGAACCGTCCGGCGCATAGGCCAAAGCCCTGCACCCTTCCGCGATACGTCCAGCGTTAATGAGGCCCACGGCCCGACTGGCGCACGTGCTCGGCATGCCAAAGTTGTGGCCATGGCTACTCAGCGCATCGAATGTGTTCTGCCCGATCGCCTGGTTCGTGAGGCAATCTGCCAAGGCAAGCTGCCCTTTCGAAACCACCAGGTGCTCCACCTCGGCGCAGCGAGCGTCGGACCAGTAATCACCCACGACGACCGGAACCGGGCTGGTGTAACGGGTGACGCCCTTGCACACCGTCGGCAGGCCACGGGCCAACTGATCCGCGTACACGACGTTCTGGCCGGTGCCTTCCCATTTACCCAGGAAGGCTGTGAACGTGCTGCTCACCAACAGCAGCGCGCCGACAGCGATCTTGTTACGCACGCTCATGCCTTGACCTTCCAATCGCGCAGCATCTGGCGGTATTTGGGGATCAGTAGCAGGATCTGCAGCACCATGTAGAAGGCGGTCAACATGTAAGCGACAGCCGACCAGTCGACGGCGCCGGTCACACCGGTGGCGGCTACGCCGATAGCAGGTGAGACTTTCACCAACGCAACTGCAGTGTCCTGGGCGACCTGACTCGAGCTCATCGCCGAACCTCTCGTTCCAAAATGGACTGGCAAGGCACGCAACGCAGGATCCCGCCCAGCGCCTGGCGCTTTTCAGGAATCGATTTGCTGCAGTCCTTACAATGGGTGAGGCTTGGCCCGGACGGACGCGCACAGGCCAGCTGAGCTGCAATAGCCTGGTCACGCTGCCGCTGCTCAAGCGCCTGGGCGCGATCGAACGGGCAAACCATCAGATCAGGCCTTCGATTTCAGCAGCGTCCAGGTACGGCACGCCGTTGATCTTGATGAAGTCCGGACTGGTGACGTCGTACGGCACCTTATGGGTGCTCTTCGTGCCGCCCTTGGGGTCGATGGTCAGGATGTTGGAGAGGCGCAATTTGCAGCCGAAGGCCTCAATGCGCAGCTCTTCCTCGCCTGCCTTGGCGAAAAACACCGAGTCGAATGGCGCCATCGATCGGAAGCTGCCAGCAGCCTTCGCCGCGTCGATCAGCAGATTGAAGTTCGTGGTGTCGAACTCCATCTCACCTGCAGCGGCAACGTCACCTTCGACGTGGCCATTGGGCACGCCCCCGGTTTGCGCCACGGCGGTGTTGTCCGTGATATCCAGGGTGCAAGCTTCGACGTGGACAGTCAGGTCGCCCAGGGTGATGTCGAAGTTCTTACCGCCAATTTTTGCAGCCATGCGGGGTTACTCCGTAGCAGTGGTCGAAAGGTCCAGCGCGATGTTCGCGGTCAGGTCTTTCGGACAGTTGAGGGGCTTGAGCTTGATGTAGGCCTCCACGGCGGTTTTGCTCTTCCAGGTCAGGACAATGTCGCCGTCCTTGGGCTGCTCGATCTCACCTGGAAACACCTGGCCAGCGAACTTCGTGGACTTGGCCATCGCCCGCAGCGGGGCCATCAGGGCGCTGATGTTCACGGCCATGCTGTTAGCCGAGTTGTTCAGGCGGCGATCGGCAACGCGGCGAATTAGCAACGGCCTGACAGCGCGGGCGGCTTTGTCGGTAATGCGCAGGTATTCAATGACCTTGAAGTCGCTATCGGGGCTGTCGAGCATGTTGCCGTCGCCAAAGAACACGCCGGGGTAGCCGGTATAGGTCTGGGTGACGGTGAACCGCGCAGCGTCCAACGTGGAGCGAGTGGCCGACTGCAGGGGCACGCCTTCGGCGTCGACCGGCGTGGCGCCCAGCCCCAATACCGCGCCGGTGGCCACACGCATCGGGCTGTCTGCGACACTCACGGAGGCGTCAGCCAAACGACCAGCCAACACGCCCTGGTCATTGCCATGCATGAGCGGCACGCACATGACCCGAGGCGCGGCGAGATTTAGCACCAGGGCTTTCTGAGCTGAGGCGTACTGCGCCCAGGTCTGGGTCGCTGCGTCGATACCCACCGAGGCGGCGATGAAGAACGCACGACAGGCGTAGGTGTTCAGGATCAAGACCGCCGTGTCATTCATCGCGGAGAGTTCAGCAGCAGCTGTCACCGGCGTGGTGACGACGACCGCTTCGAACTCATAACCGGTCTGCAGGGCTTGGGTCAGAGCCAATTGCCAGGTGCTGTCAGAGGCGAGCGGCGCGGCAAGACAGGCCCAACTGTCACCGCCATTTGCGCGAGCAGCCAGGATCTGGGTTTTCAGCTCACTGGCAGCAGCGCCCAGCTCGACATCCAGATCACTGTCGGTATTGAGCGGGAGCAGCCCGCCAGCGTTTTTTGCGGCAGCGCCGATGAATAAGAAATAACGCTCGACCCCGCTCACGACACCCTGGCCGAGATTGAGGTTACGAACTTTGACTGAACCGAGTGCCATAAAAGCAGTGCCTCGTTAACGGGGTGAATTAAGGATTTGTTGCAGCACCAGGTTCACCAGCGAGCTGGTTTCCGACTCGGTGCCAGGGCCGAGGAACTGACGTTTCGGCAGGGTGATTTCCCAGCTTTGCGCACCAGATGACTCGGATTGTTCGTCGTCCAGGATGCGGATCAGTAGCCCCGCCTTGGCGTAGTTCACATGCTGCTGAATCCACGCCACGGACGGACGTGTGAGAGTTTTCCTGCCAGCCTGGCGGGTCTTGAAACCGAGACGGCGCAGGCGCTTGGCTTGCTTTTCAGTCGCGGCCAAACCTTCGGGCACCTTGTTCCACTGGCGCATCTGCGCGGCGGTACGGCGCTCGGACACACCGTTGTGTTGTTGCGTGGCAACCCACCGGGTTAGCGCGTTGCGCCAGCCCAGCTCGGCTTCCTCGGAACTGACGCGGGTGACCTCGAGCAGCTTGCCCAGGCCCGCTTCCATCTTCTTTTTGCCCTTGGTCGCGCCTTTGCGCGGGGCAAACGGCGAACCGTCCAAGTTCTGCTGGTCGCGGATCCGCTGGCGGCTCATGCTGCGCACGCGCTTGGTCACGTTGTTGAGCAAACGGCGGCGCAATTGCGGGGGCAGATCCAGCAGGGCCAGTTGCTCTTCGGCGCCCACCAGACCGCGAATGTCGAGTTCGAAGGTGCTACGCGCCATCGCTGGTCACCTCGCCCTTCTCGGCCACCCACAGTTCAAACGGGACAAATGACCAGGTCTGACCAAAGGCGTGGATTTCGCCGTCCGGATCTTCGGTCAGGTACTGCGGTTCGCTGAACTGCAGCTTGATGTCGATATCGGCCAGGTCGTTGTCGAGCATGGTCACGTCGAAAACCGCATTCGGCAGGCCGTCACGGTCCTGGTCATTGGTCTCCAGCCAGCTGCCAACCAACGCCATAAGGCGGGCGGGGTGATCAGCGAAACGCTCCAGGACGATGGTCGCGCAGTAGTTCATGTCGCCCATGCGCATGCCGTCGACGTCCGGTTTCCAGATCAATTCCAGCTGCACCTGGTCGGACCAGCTGTCGAGCTGCTCGGTGGCCACCAACTGGCGATCAATGAGATAGGCCGTCAAAGCCTGCAGCTTGATCACAGCAGCGCCGCCGTGATGCGGCCACGGCCCTGCAGCGAGCGAATAGCCTCTTGGCTGTAAGCCAGAAAGGTTTCCGACCGCTCCGGCAGTTCCTTGCCGGTGTTCTCGGCGCTTTCACGGCGGGTCACGGTGGCAAACTGGGTCAGCAGGCTGGCCTTGGCGCGGCAATACACGGCGCGCTTGTACGTCGCTGCTTGAAATGTGCGTTCCGGCAGCACCGTAGGGTCAGCAGATTCCAAGCTGGTGACACCAGCGGACTGCCAACGGGATTTGCAAACGACCAGGTCGTTGTTGACCTCGATCATTGCCGTGGTCAAATCAGCGGCCAGCAGCTCGCCCAGGTATTCACCAGGAAGGCGATAGGCCTTCTGAAACTCCGTCACGGACAGGTCAGGCCAGAAGCCGTCGTTGCCGATCTGTAGTTCCACGAACTTGGTGGGGTTACCTGAAAAGCTCATTGCTGGGCGCTCGAATAGGGCGGGGAAACTGGTGGTGGTGAGTCGACGGCCATAAATGACTGACTCACTTCCACAGTTCCCCGCTGGGGGGTGGTAGTCGGTTATTCAGCTGGTGGCTGGTTGGCTGCAGCTTCTGCGGCAGCAAGTTTCTTCAAGGCGTTGCGGGCACCTTCAAGCCGCGTTTCCTGGCGGATCTCTGGATAAAGCGCGATGGCTCGTTCCAGGTGCGATACCGCCGCGACCCAGTCCTTACGATCAATGGCCAGAATCCCCAGCTGCCGGTGGTAACGGGCAGGAATGCGCTCGAACAGCTGCCATTCACCGTCCACTCTCGGCAGAAGGTTGCTCAGGTAAGGCTCAGGGCTGCGGCCCGCCTTGTACTCGCGTTCCGCCCAGTCGATGACTTCATCAGCCACGAAGGTTGGAATGTCCCGGTTGAAGCGTTCCGGCAATGCCTGGCCTTGGGAGATGGCGAAGTCCGCCAGTTCCAGGCCCTTTTCAAAGTCGGCGGTGTCGAAGAGCCAAATCAGGACGTACATCAGCACCGAGTTCGGGAAACTCAATCCGGAATCGCGATACCGCTGTACGTATTCTTGGTACTTGGGCAGCAGCTCCTCACGCTTGAGCTGACGGCGCAGCTCGTGGCTGTTGATCGCGCTGATGCGCTCCAGGTCGACCGCCAAAGCGTCTTCCATCAACTTGAGGTGCTTCTGCCCATTGGCCGGACTGGTGAGCGCAGTGGCAGAGGAATAGGCCTCTGTTTTGGCACCGGCGACGGTGGCCGCAGGGCCTTGGGCGAGTACGCGGCGTTTGTGCGCCAATGCCAGGCTCATCAGACCAGCTCCACTTTTTCAGCAGCTGCGAATTTGCCCAGTTGCTCGATCACGTAGCCTTCATTACGGGCGTTGTAATCTTCCATGCGCGAACGCTTGGGGTTCTCGATCAGGTGACGGCGCCAGCTGCTGTCCTGGAAGTAGATCGACAGGTTGTCCCAGCTGGTGACCACCACGGCATTTGCCGGGAAGTGCGGGACGGTGAAGGTCGGTAGGCCGCCATAGGTCGCGATGACCTGGGCGCTTTCGATGCGTTCTTTCTCGGTGGGTTTGCCAGCCTGGTTGGAATACAACTTGGCCTTGTCAGCGGCCAACAGGTCGCTGCCCACGATCGCGATCAGATCACCGCCGTCACGGAAAACCGTGTCGACCATCTGCTTCACGTCATGTACCAGGGCGTCGAGGTTTTCGTAATCGCCGCCGGCACCCAAGGTGATTTTGCCTGCGGTCGCGCCTTGCTCAAGAACCTGCTCAGGGATCTGCTCGCGAGCGATCTGCAACCAGCCTTTGTTGACGTCCTGCAGCAGCGGATTGGCGATCAGGTCGGTTTGCACAGCAGCCAGAACGCCGTGCCAGCCGACCATGATGCGATCGAGCGCGATCTGTTTCTGGACCGCAGCCGAATAGCGCTCAGCGAAGTCCGGGAACTTGGCCCAGCTGTCGATCTTCGCGAACGGCAGGCCGACGTCAGATTCAGTCGAAAACAGTTCGTAATCCAGACCGTTCAGGTCGGTCACGTCCTTGGCTTCGCGGTCGGTGGTCTTGGTGTTGGTGCGGCTGGTCACTGGACCATTGACGCCCAACATGACTTTCTGGCCCTTGATTTCGGTAACTGGTACGACGTTGATGCGCTCCAGGAAGTCGGCACGCTCGGTGATCTTGTCGTTCAGCTCCTGGGCAATGGTCGGGTCGACATTGAACTGGCGTGACACGTCGACGCCGTAGGTCTCGGCGATCGCTTCGCGCAGTTCGGAGTATTGCTTTAGAGCACGCTGGCTCAGTGATTGCTGACTCATGTCAAAGCACCCGCTTTTTGGCGTCGGAGGTGGAACCGGTGGTGCGCGGAACAACGCGGCCTGCCGGAGTGCTGAACGCCTTCACCAGGATCTGCTCGAGGCGATCGAGACGGGCGTTGTCGCTGCCCTTGCGGGCAAACTCGCCGTCGGCCTTCGCGTCGGCCACGATGGCGTCAACAGCAGCCGCCACGTCGTCGACCTCGGTAATAACCGGCTCCTCGACGTCGGCGGTGGCAGGTTCGATCACGGCGGCGATGCCAGCCACAATCAGCACCAGCTGTTCGTGGAAGGCCTTCATCGCCTTGGCTGTAGCTTCATCCATTGGGGGGTTCTCAGTTGGAGTGGTGGGTGTCGAATCGATGGCTGGCTCAGCCACAAAACGGCTGAACAGCCGGGTCAGCAAACCCGTCAGCTTGCTGATTTCTCCCACAGGCTCTTCTTCGGTCAGCGCGCCCAGAGGCAGCGCCGCTGCGTAATGCACGCGGGCACCGGTGCGGCGGGAAAAGTAGAGTTCCTGGGTACCCAGGCTGGCCGGTGAATCGGTCACTGCCAGGCCGGTCAGATAGGCTTTGCCGGTGTTGGCAAAGTCCGGGGTAATTTCGATGCTGGTAAACAGCTTTTCGCCCTGGTCATTGAGCGACAGCAGGCGGTCGTTGGGCTTCAACTGGGCTTCCAGTGCAACCTGGCCTTCTTCAAGACCTTCAACGCCTTCCACCAGGCGCACGGCAAATACGGTGCCGTGGGAGCCAAACCAGCGTTCGTGCTCGGACCAGATCACAGCGGTATAAGTGGCGGTGCTGTAGGTCTCAGCGATATCACGCAGTTCCTGGGGAAGGATCACGCGGCCATCAACGGTCGGGCCGCTGGTGGCGACACGTTTCCAGAACGAAACAAGGGAACGGGGCATGGCGTTAACTGCGCTCAATCGGTGAGTTGAGCCGCCAAGATAGGGAGCCGCTGCGCCCCCAACAATTGATTCACTTTTGCGCTGGTCCTATTTTCGCGATATAGGACGAACCCGGATTTTAACCCCGCGTTTCCTGCGTTTTCGCCGCATAGACTGCGGCCATGCCATACGCCCCCGAACTAAAAGAAGCCGCCAAACGCCTTTATTTACGCCGCTGCAAGCCGCGTGAAATTCAGGCGCAACTCTCCCTGCCCAACATCCGGATCGTTTACTACTGGATCCGCCAGGGTGAATGGGACGACATGCTGTCGGATGAAGAACCGCTGACCGCTGTCAGCCGGCGTATCACGCTACTCCTGGAGAAACAGGACGCGCTGAGCAAGGGTGACCTGGACGAGCTGGACCGCCTGACGACCGTGCGCGAGCGCCTGGCCAAGCAATGCGCCAAGCCCGCGCCGCTCCCTGCAAACGATCCGATCGAGGACGGTGGCCACCGCCGTGACGACCGGCGTAGCGAATGCCGCGACAAGGGCGATCGGGGCGATAGAGGCGGGAAGAAAAAGCAGAAGCCGGTGAAGAACGACGTCAGCGAGCTGACCGAAGTCGACTTCCTGGACAAGTTCATCAGCAAAATGTACGGCTACCAAAAGGAGCTGTACGCCGCAAAGCTCAACCCGCTGACGGCGCGGATCCGCAACATCCTAAAAAGCCGCCAGGTGGGTTTGACCTACTACTTCGCCGGTGAAGCGTTCATGGACGCGGTGTTAACCGGTGACAACCAGATATTCCTGTCGGCCAGCCGCGCCCAGTCCGAGATTTTCCGCAGCTACATCATTTCGTTTGCCCAAGCCTGGTTCGGCCTAGAGCTGAGCGGTAACCCAATCGTGCTGAGCAAGGACGGCAAGCCGTGGGCTGAGCTGCGCTTTCTCAGCACCAACAGCAGCACCGCCCAAGGCCACCACGGGCACGTCTACGTCGATGAATATTTCTGGATCAGGGATTTCGAGAAGCTGAACACGGTGGCCAGCGCCATGGCGACCCACAAGAAGTGGCGTAAAACCTACTTTTCCACGCCCAGCGCTGTGTCGCACCAGGCGTACCCGTTCTGGACCGGCGAGAAATTCCGCAACAGCAAGCGCAAAAACGCCAAAGACCCGTGGCCCAATGACAAGCAAACATCCGTCGGCTCGCTCTGTCCGGACGGCCAGTGGCGCAAGGTCATCACCATCCTGGATGCCATCGCGGGCGGCTGCGATCTGTTCGACCTTGAGCAGCTGCAGCTGGAGTACGACGAAGACAAGTTCCAGCAGCTGTTCATGTGCAAGTTCATCGACAGCACCCAGAGCGTGTTCCACCTAAACGATCTGGAGCGGTGCTATTCCGATCTGTCGCTGTGGACTGACTACGAACCCGACGACCCCCGGCCATTTGGCAACAGCCCCGTTTGGATTGGTTACGACCCGAGCCGCACCCGAGACGATGCCACCTGTGTGGTCATCGCCCCACCACTTGAGCCGGGGGGCAAGTTCCGGATCCTGGAGAAACACAGCTGGCGGGGCCAGTCGTTCAAGTATCAGGCCGAGCAGGTCAAGCGCCTCACCGAGCGATTCAACGTCCAGCACATCGGCATCGATACAACGGGCATCGGTTACGGCGTGTTTGACCTGGTGCGCGACTTCTACCCGCGTGCGACCTCAATCCATTACAGCCTGGAAACCAAAAACAGCCTGGTGCTCAAGGCGCAGGACACCATTGTCGGTAGCCGTATCGAGTGGGATGCAGGCTGGAACGATATCGCGCAGGCCTTCCTGACCATCAAGCGCGGCGCCACCGCCAGCGGACAGATCACCTACAGCGCTTCGCGTACCGACGCCA